AATGAGCGAGCACTGCACGGTGATGTCGCGCAATTTGGCGGTCATACCCACCGTCAAAGGCTCAATCAGCTCAAATGCCAGCGTCACCGTTGCCGCACCGCTGGCATTGCTAACCGCATCAGTTTCCAGCACATAGACTTTGGTGTGATTGCTAAACCGAATGTAATCGCCCGCATTCAGTACGGTGCGCGAGACGGGCAAGCCCGACAGAATCACAATTTTTTGGCGCGCTGCGGCGGCACTGGCGACCGTGGCCGTAGCCGGTGCCGAGGCGTTCGAGCTATCGCACAACATTGCTGGCTTAAATTCAAAACGGCCCTTGCGGCCATTTTGTGCCTGGATAAATGCCCACAACGGTTGCCCCACAGCGCGCGACAAACCGCTCCATGCCACATCAAACGTCAGCAACGCAGTGCCGATGCTACGGACTTGGCTTTTACCGCTATGTGCGCGGCTGGCAAAGTTGGTGACTTGCAATCCCGGAGTGAGCGCGCGAGGCGCAAGAGTTGGAAATAGCGCCATTTTAGAATCCCGGTGATTGACGGTTTTTGAGCTGCGCGCCGCGTATCGTATCCAGCACCATTGGCTTGAGGTTTTCAACCATTGTCGCGACCACGCCTTCCAGTCTCGCCAGTGCCGCTGCATCGGCACCGCGTGCGTCGATGGTGGGGGAAATATGCAAATGCATTTCACCTGATGCACCGGTTGCGCCGCCATTCGCCAACATCGCCTTGAGTGGTCTAGAAATTTGCGCAGGCAAAATCATTTCTTCTGCATGGGCTTGCACGATGGGATTGATGCCGGAAGGGATATCAAAACCGCCAGCGGCAGAAAAGGAAGGTTTAATCCATTCCGAAGTCGGCCCAACAGCTCCGGCCAAGCCAGAGCCGCCACCCGCAGGCGTACCAAACAGGCCTGCCACTGCGCCACCGACTTTGCCCAGTAGTCCAGCAAATCCGCCACCGCCCATTGCGCCCATCAATGGTTGCGTAAACGATTGGCGGATTTGATAGCGGATCAGATCGCTAATCATTGAGTCGAACATCTTTTTAGCGCTAACCGAGGTGCCACTAAAAAAACCAACCGCCGCATCCTCCATCGACTGAAAAACCCCGGTGTATGCGCCTTTCATGTCATCGGCTTCTTTTTTACGCGCATCGGCAAAGTCCTTGGCCGCTTTGTCGGCAGCTTCGAGACCTTCAAAGTTCTCTTGGGCGGTCACTGTACGGCCCAATATCTCAGCCTTCTCTTTGAGTAGTTTGATTTCTTTGGCTAGTTCACCCGTATCTTGCATCCGCGTAGCCAAGGCTTCTTTCTCAGCGATCGTTGCTTCGAGCTGTGAGAGGGCATAGCGATTCAGTGCACTTTCGCCCCTGCCGTAGAATTGGACTTTGTTTTCCCAGCTGACGGCCTGCTGGGTGGCTTGCGCAATTTCGCGCTTATTGGCTTCATCCTGTTTCTTGGTGGCTTCGGTGTATTCTTTTGCCGCGCTGGCCACGTCGAGTAGCCCTGCATATTCTTGGGCAGAAAGCAGTTTGAGCTGCAGCTTTTGGCGGATTTTAGAGTCGGTGACAAAGGTGAGCTGCTGCTGAATGCGTAAGGCTTCTTTTTCGCCCTCATTGAGCTTTTGGCCCCAAGCCAGCTCTTCTTTCACGCCTGCAATTTTGGCTTGGAGTGTGGCTAGCTCGTTATCGGTAGGGGCACCGATGCCGCCACGAGCAGCGCGTGGTTTGGTTTCTTCGCCAAGAGCATTTCTGCGAACTACAGCTTCGCCTTGCGCAATCGCTTTTGCTGTCAGCAACGCACTCTGGGGGTTGCTCTTACGGATTTTTTCTAACTCAGCGTGGTATGCAGCCAAGCCTTTGGTTAGCTTTTCTTGCTTCGACAGCCCTTGGTCTTGTAATTGAGCAACCACTTTTGCATAGCAAGATCAGCCGAGCGCCCCTCTAGTCGGATGGTTTCTTCCAGGGCGGCAAGCTGCTGCTGAGCGAGCGCCAAGCTGGCATTAGTCTGCTGCTGGCTCAGCGCCGTACCTCCGCGTTTTTGGTCACGCAGCAGCGATTGCACTCTTGCTTGTAATTCGACTCTAGTTTCTTCGGGTGTAGCTTCACGCCCCACGTTTTTTGTTGTATCCCAGGCCTCAGCCGCTGCGTTTTTCACGCCACGCCAAGCTTGCTCAATCCAACCCAAGCGCTCGACGACTTGCTTCGACATTTTGTCAGTTGCATCGGCAAAGGTGTTTTGTGCAAGCGCGACCGCCTCTTGCATCTTGCCTTGCTTTTCGAGTGCGGCAATTTGCTCAAAGACGGATTGCGTGAGGTAGTGATAGGTTTCGTTGAGCTTGAGTGAAGCACTGACTGGCGCATCTGCGAGGGAAGCGAACTCTTTGACCGTGACCGCCACTTCTTTGCCTGCGGCTTTATTGGCTCGAACGGCCGACTCGCCGTAACGCTCCATATTGTCGCCCGCGATCTTACCCGTACTGGCCATCAGTGCCAGTGCTTCGGCGGCAGCACCTTGAGTGCCAATGCTATCGCCGATATGTCGGCTCATCTCCGCCAGTTGATTCGCAGTCACGCCCGCATAATTGCCGGTGAAGGCCAATGATTTATTAAATGCTTGAATCTCTTGGCTGCCACTATAAAAAGCGTAGCCCAATGCGCCTGCTGCGACAGCGGTCGCCCCAAGTACGACTGATAGTGGATTCAGTGCCGCACCAATGCCCTTGATCGCAGGCCCAATACCACCAAATGAATCTTTAATCTGCCCGCCTTGCTGCACCAAAATCAGCAATGGGTTTTGCCCGCCAGCAAGCTGCGTGACGACATCAGTCATTTGCATTGGCAGCATGCGCATGGCATTGCGGGTTTGGCCTGCGCTGATTTCGCTGGCTTGGCCTATCTTTCTCATCGCGGCCGCGCCATCGGTGCCATATCGATTCGCTGCTGCAGTGGCAGCTGCTGTTTTGGCTTCGATTTCGGTAATGTGCTGTTTGACCTGCGCCATTTGCGTTGGGTTGAACCCCATCTGCTCGGCGTCGTATAGCTTTTTTTGCCCCCAGGTCATGCCCGTGGTGGCATTCTGCTGAGCCAGAGAATTCATATAACGCTCACGCGCGGAGATTTGCGCGTTGAGTGCAGCCAGTTCACGGCGCTCGGCGGCGTCTTGCGTTTGCGCAAGCAGCTTGGCTGCGGCCTCTTGGCGGTGATAGAGGTCGATTTTTTCGCCAATGAGCTTGGCTTGGCGCTGCACTTCAGCCGATAGACCTTGCTGCTTGGCGGTATACGCAGCAACTTCGCTGGCGGTTTTACCGAGCAGCTGGTATTCGGTCATCAGGCTTTTGAGGTATTTCTCGGCTTGATCACCAACACCTTGTAGGGACTGATTTATTTTGGCTGTTTCTGCAGGGACGGAACTACCATCAACCTTAATCTTTATTCCGACTTCGCTCATCTCAATCCCATCCGTCGTCGGCAGCGTTCAGCACCGTCACCGCTGCTTTTTCCATCACGCCTAAATCTTTGAATAATTGTGGCCAGTGTTTTTTCTTGGTGCCGCTCATGCGGAGTGCGCTTTCGATACCGGTGTAATCAAAGCCCAGTGTGATGAGCGACATACCAGCCGAGGCGCAACGCCACTGGGTCGTACAAGCAATGAATAGCTCGACGACCCCGTAATGCTCTGGCCAGAGCACAAATTCATCTTTTAATGCGGCGGGCATTTGCCCACCAAACGCCTCAAATTGCGCGGCTAGCTCTGCATCGGGGGTGGAGCCCCCGACAATCCGCCGAGCTGCCGCCTTTAGTTTCCCAATTTGGCATTGCGGTAGGCTTCAAAAAAACCGCGCGCGATGTAATGTTCGGCTGGCTGCACTTCGAGTGTGGCCGCTAGATTTTCAGGGGTGAATGGCAGTGCTTTATCCTTACTACCTGGCACGGGCTCCCAGCCGACTAAAGTAGCTGCCACCGTTTCCTTATCAGACGTCAGTGCTTCGACCGCCGAAACCGGTAGGCGCTTAAAAATAGCGACGAACTGGCGATCTTCGGTTTGGCCATCGCCCATCGGGATAGGCACGGTGATGGTTTGCTTGAGGGTGGTGGGTAGATCAAGTAGATTGAACATGCGATTTCCTTTTTAAAGAACGGTGATCTTCAACTCATTATTGCCGAGCGTGGTTGGGTTAAAGCCCAGATCGAGCGAGATCATTACTACGCCTTTGCTATTGGTGTAGTTCGGCTTACTGATCTGCATATTGGGCGCATCGATTTGCACTTTATTGCCAGCCGTGGTGCCTTGAATCAGCTGCAAGATGCCCGTCGCGCCATTTTTCGCAGCCGTAAACCAATCTTTATTGGCTATCGTGCCCATTTGCACCACCGCCTTGCCGCTGGCTTTACGATCGGAAACGACGACTTCCTCCAGATTCACCAGCACGCGATGCTCAACTGAATTACCCAGATCAATGCTGATGGATTCCAGAGCCAGATCAGTTGCACCGTGCAAATTAAAGGTGGGTGTCGCTGTGGTTGACACGGGAAGTGGATCGCGCCATTTAGTGAAATCGACCACGGGAGCAGCAGCATCAGTGACCGGACCAAAAAGACCAGTAAAGCTAAATTTAATGGTTGGGATTTTTGAAGCCGTCAGGCCCAGGCTCATCGTGCCGCGCGCGCCAAAAATCTTATGCAGCACGCCATCCATATACGCATACAGCGAGATCGATTCCGAGGCATCCGTAATCGGCTGGTAGACCACACTCACAGCGGGCGTAATGGTTTCTGACATATTGCAGCCGCGAGCTAATGCGCCCCAAGCTGGCACGGTGCCTGCGGCTCCTGACCCCGACAGCGCGACTTCAAATTCGACTTTGACGCGATTGACCACGGGGATATCTGGGGAGTTACCGAAATACGGGCGAATGTATTCCAGATTTTCAACTTCCTGCTCGAGCGGCGTGAGCGTTACGTTGCGCATCAAAATGGCATTCTGGGCGCCAGTAGGGGTGCTATCCGCGCCGTAGTTGGTTTCAACTTTAGCGAGCGCAAGCAGCTTCTTAAAAAACTTAGATGGCGTCGGCATTTTTCACCTCATTCTTTTCGGCCGCGGCCATGTCGGTACGGCTGACTAATTCGCGCTCGCCAGTAGTTGGATTCACTATGTAGCTGCCACCTTGGCCGTGGAATTGATCCGCGACTACCTCGGAAGTAGTCTCAGCAACTCCTGTTGCGATCGTCTT